GGATGCCGCTGGAGTTTGGACTTGTGGCTGGGGAACCACAAAAGGTGTTTTACCTGGTGATGTATGGTCACAAGAAAAAGCTGATTTTAGGTTATGGCGTGAGTTAGATGAAGAATACGAACAGTACATAAAAGATTTTGTTCATGTTCCTCTCAACCAAAATCAGTTTGATGCGTTAGTTTCTTGGACATACAACCTTGGTCCTACTAATTTGAAAAATTCTACTTTATTAAAAAAATTAAATAATGGAGAATATGATGAGGTGCCTACACAAATCAAGCGTTGGACAAAAGCCAACGGTAAAGAATTGGAAGGTTTGATAAAAAGAAGAGAAGCTGAAGCTTTACTATTTGAAGGTAAATCTTGGCAATAATAAGGAGAAACTATGAGTAAAACTACTAGAAAAAGAGCAAGAAACGAAAGAGGTCATTATGTAGCTGATGATCCTAGCACACCTTTTGTTAATGAAGCTTATGAAAATACTTACACTACAGGTCAAAAAATATTATTTGCTATTATCGTGCTAGGTATAATAGCTGCAATAGTTTACGGTTCCCAGTAGGAGGATGATTTCTGTATGGCTCTACAGAAAGCAATATTTAAACCAGGTATCAATAGAGAAGGTACTGATTACGATAATGAGGGCGGTTGGTTTGACTGCAATTTAGTTCGTTTTAGGAAAGGTCGTCCTGAAAAATTTGGTGGATGGGAGAAGGACAACCTCAACACTTTTCTAGGTACCGCTAGAGCCTTACATGGTTGGATTGCCCTAGACGGCACAAAGTATCTGGGTTTAGGCACAACATTCAAATACTACGTTGAAGAAGGTGCAAACTTTAATGATATAACTCCAATAAGACTTACAACAAGTGCAGGAGATGTTACTTTTTCTGCATCAGATGGTGATGCGACAATTACTGTCGCTGATACCGCACATGGGGCCGTACAAAACGATTTTGTTACATTTTCAGGTGCAGCTAGTCTTGGCGGTAATATTACAGCTGCCGTTCTTAATCAAGAATATCAGATAGCTACAATTGTAAATGCAAACTCTTACACAATAGAAGCCAAAGACACCAGCGGATCTACAGTTACTGCAAATTCATCAGACTCTGGTAATGGTGGTTCTTCTGTTGTGGGAACTTACCAAGTAAATGTAGGTCTTGATGTTTTTGTTGCTGGTACAGGATGGGGATTGAGCGGATGGGGTGAAGGAGCTTTTGGCTCAGCAACAGCTTTGTCTGCAACAAATCAACTTAGATTATGGACACATGATAACTTTGGCGAAGATCTAATTATTAATCAAAGAGCCGGCGGTATATTTAGATGGGATGAAAGCAGCGGAACAAATACAAGAGCTGTAGAACTTTCATCTATTGCAGGTGCAAATCAAGTGCCTACGCGTGCATTACAGGTAATAACATCTGAAAAGGACCGACACTTGATAGTCTTGGGGGCAGATCCAATATCAGGAAGCACAAGAACAGGATCTGTAGATCCTATGCTGATAGCGTTTAGCGACCAAGAAAATGCATTAGAATTCGAACCAAGAAACACCAATACTGCTGGTTCTTTACGATTATCTTCAGGATCTTCAATTATAGGTTCTGTAAAATCAAGACAAGAAATACTTATATGGACCGATACAGCTCTATACAGTATGCAGTTCATAGGCCCTCCTTTTACTTTTGGAGTGAATTTAATAAATGAAGGCACAGGTCTTGTAGGACCAAAAGCTGCTGTTACAGCGCCTACAGGTGTTTTCTGGATGGGTTACAACAACTTTTATGCTTATAACGGTAGCGTTCAAACAGTCCCCTGTTCAGTACATAATTATGTTTTTTCCGACATCAATTTACTGCAATCATTCAAAATAAACGCTTTTACTATTGCAGATAAAAATGAGGTAGGTTGGTTCTATTGCTCTGCAAGCTCATCAGAGATTGATAGGTACGTTATTTATAACTATGCAGAAAATATTTGGTTTTACGGAAATCTGACTAGAACAGCTTGGTTGGATTCAGGTATTGAAAATTATCCTAGGGCTGTAGGTAATAATTACTTATACCGTCATGAAACAGGGTTTGATGATGATGGATCTCCTATGACAAATGTATTTATAGAAAGTTCTGACTTTGATTTGGGAGAAGGCGATCAGTTTACTTTCATACAAAAGATCATACCTGATTTTAAATTTTTACAAGATGAAAATAATGGCAACGTAAATGTTGTAGTTAAAACAAGAAACTTTCCTGGTGATTCCCTAAGTGTTAGCTCAACAAGTGCCATACAAGCCAGCACGCAGCAGGCATTTGTAAGAGGTAGGGCAAGGCAAATGGTGCTACGCATAGAGTCAGATGATGACGCTACAGATGATAAAAATCTATCAATAGGATGGAGGGCTGGGGCTACGAGGATTGATATAAGACCTGACGGCAGAAGATGAGTAAAATATTACCAACTCAATTACCTACTGCTATAGGTGAGGTAAGCCCTGACATATTCAACCGTCTAACTAGAATACTTGAGATAAATCTAGGATCTGTAGATATTGATAGAACTCAGCAAGTAAATGATGCTGATAAACAAAAACTTAACTTTATAGCAGGCGACATAATATGGAACACAACCTTAGGAGTTTTACAGGTTTATACAGGTAATAAATGGGTTGATATTGGTGAAAGAACAAACCATTTAGGTTTCGAAGCTACCGCATCTTTGGGGAAAGTTGATATAAATATAGCAGGTGATATATCAATAGAGATTGCGAGTTTTTAATGAATGAAGCAGCAGAAAACAGAGAATATCAAACAAAGAACATATTATTAGAGCATCCCTCTGATTGGTATATAGACAAAAGGACCTTCAAAGCTGTTAAAAAGTCTTTGCCAAATATTATTGATTTTTACAATAATCAGGGCCAAAACAATCCTGTTGACAATAAACTACACAAAGTTATCAAAGAACCGTTTAAAGATGTATATACCGTACCTTTTTTCTCAGAAAAGTTTTGCTCAATATTATTAGACGAAATACATAATTTAGAACAGTTTTATGGCTTCAAACCTAATCCTGATGAAGATACATTAAGACAAATACCAGAAATTACCTTACAGGATAATTGTCCAGAAATTTATCAATCTTTGTTCCAAACCATATATACTATAGGTAATCCTATATTTTTAAATATTTGGAATAGGCACATTAATGGTGGCGCAATTCAAATAGCTAACTATAATTTAAAGGATAAAAAACAAGGTGCTTGGCATCATGATGCAAGTGCTGATATCAGTATGGTAGTTCCCCTAAATACTGGCGACTATAAAGGTGGAGGAACTGAGTTTTTTAATCGTGGTACGGTTGAGCCATTACCTACCGGACACGCTCTAATATTTCCAAGCTTTACGCACATGCACAGAGGATTGTCTGTAGAATCTGGAAATAGGTACTTACTTGTATTTTGGTTAAAATGTATAGAAGAATAGGGTAGAATTAAAATGATGAATATCGTAGACAACTCAGGTAAAGGTTTAGCAGCCTTAGGTCGTAACGAGGATCGCTTTATGGCACACGTTGCAAAAGGCGAGATGGTTGTTCCCCCTGTCATATCAGACAAAACCAAAAACATAATCAAAAAAGAAATGATGGCCGCAGGGCTAGATCCTCAAGAATATGAGGTTGGCGCAGGCATGTCCATCAACCCAATAACAGGGCAGCCTGAGTTTGGGTTTCTAAAAAAAATAGCTAAAAGCGTAAAAAAAGTTGTCAAGAAAGTTGCACCTATTGCAGCTGTAATTCCTGGTCCTTGGCAACCGTTTGCTGCCGTATATCAAAAAGGTAACGCAGCACTCAAACTAGCTAAAGGTGAAGGTGGTCTAGGTGACATACTTACTTTAGCTGCTGGTGGTAATCAAAGTCTTTTTGGCAAACAAGGTGCGATATCTAAAATAACTTCTGGAGATTTTAAAAATATTGGTGGGGGACTGACATCCTCTCTTAAAAATATTGGTCAAGTAGCAAAATTAGATGCAGCTGGAAATGTTATGAAAGATGCTTCCGGTAATATTATCACAGAATTCAAACCGTTTTCTTACGGAAGTAATATTCTACAAAGCAAAGCAAGTGACCTGAAACAAGGATTTGGTG